TCTCTAGTTTTCTCATCTGGTATGATGACATTTCGCATCGATGGTACGGTTGATGTGAGCATGATTGGATAAGTGTTAATATTAATATACATATCCACAGCAGTAGCTGTTTGTCCACTCATGGTGAAACTCATTGTCGCTCCCACAACTGTGGACACGACATACCCAGCAAATGATTGATTCGCATCAGTTGCAATCGCTGATCTAGCTGATGTTATTACTGAACATCCACTAAGGCTTGGCGCACTATAGACTCCAGCTAAGCCAATGCCTGCGAATCTCTGGATAGTAACAAAATATGATCCTGGCACCGGAAACGTTATGGTGCTACTCAATGCCGTCGGTTTCCAACTAACTGGGTAAGTATCTGTGACACTAAAAGTTGATCCAGTAGTGCCGAAGGGTAGAGTCGAAGTTGTCCCAGTGATCACTTCCAAATACGAGTACCCCATTGTTTCAATATTACTTTTTGGTGACATAAATTCGATATCGTACTCCACCAAAAGTTCACCAACAAATGTTCCGCCTGTGCTTGAGAGGGCAGCAATTGTAAATTTTCCGACATCATATTCTCTGATATCGGTGTTGGAAGGCTGTGTTCCTGTTCGGATGAAATATTTCTTCTGATAATCACCCTTCTTTAACTGGCAATTATGCGTCCAATCCTTCCAAGCTATGCCCGATTGGGCACCAGCATACTCATAAGCCTCAATTTTAGAGGCAAAATCATCATCACGTGAATCATATTGTGTGACCATCAAAATTTGAGCATTGGTGGTCGTTCCACATCGATTCCGATATACAAATCGCAATGAGTTTATTCGATATTGATCGAAATGAGTTCCTATGGTTCCCAACCATGGAAAGGTGCCTGTAAGTCCTGGGTTAATTGGGTACACTATTGGTACAAACCCAGTGGAAGTCGAAATATCTTGAAGATATTCTCGATGCTTCACTCTAAAATTTCGCCCACCATTTATATTAGGTGTTCGAACTATATATGGTCTTTGGGCAGCTGCCGGAACAGAAACCTTACGCTCAGTCGAGCGTCCGGATTTCTTCGGCGGAGGGCCTGCTTTCTTCCTTAGCTTCTTCAGCAGTTTCTTTCCCTTCGCCAGGATCTTGTCCTGTTTCTTCATTTCCTTCGCTAACGCCTTGTTCTTCTTGGGCGGCATAATAAACTGATAATACAGGGTGAAATCCAACAATAGCGCTTGATTTCAAACCGGTGTCAGACTTTAACGCCGTCCGGTTCCCTTCAACAGTTATAAACAGATGTGCTAGCTCCTCATCTGTCTTATATACCGATTTTACCTCTTCCCAAGAGAAAATATCCCATCCTTTTCGTGTGCATTGTGATCTCAATTGATGTGAGTATACTTGCTCCAAATAACTTAAGAAGCCTGACAAATACTCTCTACAACCACCAATCGACTTATCATTCCAAAACGATGACAGTCGTAAAGCAGCTGCTTTTAAATAAGACCACCTGACATGCTGTTCTGCATGTGTATGATAAATTAATGATGACAAAACTTTTTCACAATCAGGATACGGTAAAAATAATTTACCTATTAATCTTGTATTTTGAGATAAGAAAGCTCTTTTTATAAGCTCTCCCTGTGCCACAGCTTCTAATTTCGCTGCTATTCCTAGTTTTCGCCACTCCCCGGTAATTGAAGTTACATTAAAATATTTTACCACCTCGTCATGAACCGTGTATAGTGAGTCATCCCCACACAACGCAAGCTCTACGAGTTGTTCAAATAAATCAAATCTATGATACTTCTCTGGTACGAGCAGCAACCAGGCATAAGCAAATAACATATAGTGTAAAATTGTATTTGTTACTATAGTTAAGAAGCTACCTGACGGATTTCCTTGTGTTTTTACAAAGAGATCCCCATTAGGACATATTATAAGTGACTCATAAATTTCTTTAAAAAGATTGTCCCAACGAACTTTATTCTCTTTCGTTCGATCTGATTCCTTCACGAACGACCACAAGACACCTGAAAGTGATTGAATCATTTCAGCGCTTAGGGTTGCGTCCCAAGCGCTCACATCACACTCAAAGGCATTTGGATGTTTATTAAGACGTTGAAATAAAATGTTCCAACACCCATGGAAAGTTGAGCCCCCAACAAATGCTGATGAGGTAGCCCATGAAGCGTAAAATTTATTGTTCATCTCACCACAGCAAGCTATTCCAGCACATGTATTTCGCCAGGATGCAGCGGTGTACGCTCTAAATTCATCTTCTTGAATTTTC